CCGGAAGACAATGCGTGGCTCGTATTTCGCAATGCGGAATACAGATGCAAATGGACAAATCGAAAGTTGGCTGCGCTTGCGCGGTACAACTCTGGCAGGGAAGCTCCGGCTTTCCATATGATGCGTGAATATATCAACTATGTCTTGCGCGACAAGGCTGACGTTGATGTAGATGGTTTGGGACCTACACCGAACTATCAACGCATCTATTCTCTGAGCAGTTTTACTGGGGGCGCATCCATGGGTGTGAATGGTAATGCAACCAACATCTTTCGCAAGCTTAACGCTGCGACTGGTGGTGGATGGACCGTATCACCCAGCGCCTTTCTACATGTTTGCGAAGCCTTCTGGGCTCATGCCCAGATTCGCGAGTACGTCCTATCACTGTCACCCGACACATTCAAGGCCGGATTCGTGTGCTACGACAGAAGTGAATTCTATCGCTTGTTGGACAAACTCTGTGAACGTGTACGTAATAACAAAATTGCTTTCGTCATCAAGGACGCTACGATCCGAAGGATCGTTGCTAACGAACCGACATGCAATACCGTACCCCTCAAAGGGGTAGATCTCGAACTCCGATCGAAGCTGCGCAATGCAGGCATCGACCTCACCGAACAGGAGCCTAATCAGCTCATGGCCTTTACCGGCTCTGATCAGTGGGAATCGGACGATCCGTACTGTACGATTGACTTGCGGTCTGCTAGCGGAATGCTATCATACCTCCTTGTTAAAGAACTTCTGCCACTTGCGTGGTTTGAGTTGTTGGACAGTTTGCGATCTGAGTACTACGTGTTTCCCAATGGGCACGTAGGCAGGTACGAAAGCTTTGCCTCCATGGGCAACGGTTCGGTATTCCCGCTTCAGACACTCGTATTTGCTAGCGTGTGTCACACTGCTTACCGCGAATGTGGTATCAAGCCAGACTTTCGAGTCTACGGCGACGATATTATTGTTCGTCGGAGTGTTTTTGACCGCGTCATCTCTTTATTGAGGTTTCTCGGTTTCAAACCTAACCCCAAGAAGACCTTCTCAGAAGGCCCTTTTCGGGAGAGTTGTGGTGCGGACTTCCACAGTGGCGTGAACGTCCGTCCTGTTCACCTAGATCACGAGATTTCAAGTCTCGAGCAGATCTTTGGTTTCCATAATCAGTCACTCCGAAGGGGTGGTCTTCAGGAACTTTATTTTCGGGAGGTTAGGACAATGCTGCGAAGCAAAGTGCCAAAGCCTCTCCGTTTTGTTGTTCCCTATGACCCCTTACGACTTTTGCCGCAAGGTTTGAGCAAAGGGGTGGCTGAAACGTACGACTGCGCCTTTTGGGCGCCGATGGACGTAATTATGGGTTCGTCAACGTGTTTCTGGAATAGAGATACGTGGTCTTGGGGTTTCACAGCCCTGCAGGCCGATCCAACGGAAGATATCCTATTGGACGACGAACGAGAAACGAGCGCATATGCGTTCGCTTCCCTACAGGCGGCACTCTTGGGTTCATCATCCTCGAGTCCGTTTACACTTAGGTATGCCCGCCGTTTCAAAGTCGTACGCCTTAACAAGCGTGTGAACTGGGACGGAGCAAGTTTCTCTAAACTGCGTGTCGACACTCTCCCATGGGAAGTGAAGATTGCAGACTCGATGGCCAGGACCCTAATGGGCGATGACCTCGTGGATAGAGCACTCGGGAAGCAACCTGGGTAAAGCTGCAGCGGTAATTCCGCTGTTAACAAAATCCTTCTTATATGAGGGGGTTGGGGTATCATCCGAATAGGATGGGCCATTTTGGGTGTCTAAACCCAAATCAAG